TTACAGGACGCAGGGTCGTTAACCGAGGCGGTCTCGAAGATGTTCAACGTAACGCTCTTAAACGTATAAAGGAGCACCTGGACAATGGCCAAAGTTAACGAAGTCGTTATTGACGCGTTAGAGGATTTGGTTGTACAAGCCGACGAGGCTCCCGTGGAAGCGTCTGAAGCAGCTGCTGCAATTAGAGCGCTGAATGATATGATGCTAGCACTTGAAGCAAAGGGCATAACTCTAGGGTATACCGTTGTCAACGATATGGGTGATGAGATGACGGTACCTGAGGGGGCTATATTCGGGATTAAGAAGAACCTTGCAGTTCTACTTGCTCCTAAGTATGAAGTGCCCGTTCCTCCGGCGCTAGCAAAAGCTGCAAAAGATGGAATGATGATCCTTGTAGACTTAGCTGTCGATATAACCGATACTGAATACCCGTGTACTTTACCGCAGGGCTCAGGGAATGATTACCCGGGTTACGCTGATACTACATTCTATTCGGATGAGGAATCAACCATCCTTACGGAATCTGGTGGAAGCGTGGCACTGGAAGATGAGACGGAGGCAGCACCATGACAAGAGCACGTGATATTAAAAAGAGTGATTTTGTAGCCGTTTCAGCCTTCCAAGCAGGTGACTATATTGATATAGTTAGAAACGGGCAAAATTACAAAGTATCCCAAAGCGATTTCCTAGCTAGTCTAACTGCTCTGGGGTCTTTGTCAAGCATAGGCGAGGTAGCGGCAATTCCTGTCCTGAAACAGGTTGCTACCGCCAACTATATCAGAGCGATTTTGGGCGGCTCAGGTATCACTACTAGCCTAAGCACCCAAGACGGCATCGAGATTAGCCATAATTTCAATGTTGACCAAACTGGTGCGGCAGTTATGGCAAATGAGACAGCTGTTCAGCCCACTTTCCGGAGTATTGTAGGTGGAACAGGTATCACAGTTGCCGAATCTGGCGACATTATCCAAATTTCAGAATCCGGTACCCCGGGTACGAGTAAGACGGTTTTCGTGTATCAGGAATCTGATTTTCCAACCCCTGTCAGCGGTGTGATTACCCTTGCAGGAGATACTGAATACCGTATTGTTAATGATGTGAGCACAGCCAGCCGATTTGTAATGGGAGCGGGTACTGTTATCCAGGCTCCAGATGATAGACTGATTACTCTCACATACACTGGGTCCAATACAATGATTACAGCTCTTGACAACAGCTGTACTATAAAAGGTATTAAGTTGTCTTGCACCAGCGCCCAGGCATTTGACATTTCTTCTACTACCGGCGATCATGAATTCATTTTTACAGAGGGTACTGTAGACTGTGATACTGTGGGTACTATTGATGAAATGAACCTGACGTTCTTCCGGTCTATTAGTTTTATCGCAGCCACTGACGGATTGGCTTTTTCCGGCACTAACTCTACTTTCTATTGCAAGATTTTTGATTTTGATATTACCGCCACCGGCGCCAAGGCTTTTGACTTGGGTTCTGCTACGTTCTTGGCTATAGCAATAGGAGACGGCATCTTTATTCTGGCCGACGCAACATCCTATTGCATTGCAGGTCTAGCTAACGACGGGAATATTGCTGCCGGCGGGTTTGCTTCAATTACGACTACACAGCAGTTCGGTTCCGGCACTTTCCTTGAGAATATCTCTCCTTATGATGATCTCTGGGAATTTGCTCTTAACCCCAACGCTGTCAACTCAACAAATCTGGCCTTAGCTACACACGGTGGAGCGACTATTACAATCGCAGCCTCCGCTACTCCGGTTATTGTGGGGGCAACGTGGACAGCTCAGGCAAATCACAGATTTACTATTACGTCTGGCGGACGATTTACATATACTGGCAAAGGGGCGCATTTAGATATTACAGCCTCTATATCAGTAGATCTTGCATCTGGGATTGATGATATCTCCTTTTTTCTATATATAAATGACGTTCAAGTTGCTGCAAGCCAAATTACAAGAGAAGTTAATTCCGGAGATATTGGTAATATGTCTTTGATTTGGAGCTATGACTTTGCTACTGATGATTACGTTGAATTGTGGGTACAGAACGATGATACCGCAGTCAACGTTATCATTGAGAACATTATAATGAGGATTTCTGGATAATGGAAATACCGCTGACAAATGGATTTTATGTAGCGAAATCCTTACCTATTTCACATCAGGAATGTACAAATTGGATTCCAGTAACTCCTGAAGTGCCAACCCTTTCCAAACGCCAGCTTGTCGGAACCCCCGGGATACGTCAGATTGCTACAGCAGGAGCAACAACTGATGAAGTTAATCGCGGTTCTTGGGACTTAGCTGGTATTCCTTATTTTGTCCAAGGAGATACGCTATACCGACTGGATAGATCGTATATATCCGGCGTAGAAACTTTCACTCTTACTGCCATTGACACAATTGAAGGCTCAACCCGCGTCAGTATGGCTGACAACGGAACGCAACTAATGATTCTTGTGCCCAGTGGTAAGGGGTATATCTATTCAGTTGCGGGAGGATTAGTTGAAATTACTGACGCAGACTTTAGGGCTTCTGGCGATCCTCAGTACGTTGTCTTTATTGATGGGTATTTCGCTTGTAGTACTGACTCTAAAAAATGGATTATATCCGCTCTTAATGACGGTACCACTTGGGACGCACTGGATTTTGGAACTGCTGAAGCTGATCCTGATCCTATTGTTGCACCGGTGGTGCACAACAACCAGCTTTTCGTTACAGGCTCAGAAACGACTGAAGGATTCCAAAACATCGGAGGCCCAGGATTTCCGTTCCAAAGAAACAACATCTTCTTAGATAAAGGCTGCTATGCTCCTTTTTCTCTCGTTTCTTCGAATCAGCAATTTTTCATGATTGGCGGAGGCAAGAATGAAAGTCCAGGTATTTGGGCTTTTGTGCGCGGTCAGTTTCAAAAGATCTCTACTATAGCCATTGACAACGTAATTGGCGGATTTACAGATGCAGTTTTGAATGTAACATTCGCAATTACGTGGAGCTTTGACGGACAATTTTTTGTTGCTTTTAGTTTTCTTGAGCGTACATTTGTGTTTAATATGACAACAAACCTGTGGCATGAGCAGAAGTCTTCGGTTGATGATGCCGTAACCGGTGATCCTACCCAAGTCCGCTGGCGAGTGAATTCCTTAGTTCATGCGTACGGGTACAATATTGTGGGAGATTCTCAAGATGGTAGAATTGGGATTCTTGATAAAGCTGAGTATCAAGAATATGACAATAATATTGTACGTGTCTTTACAACCCAGCCGATAGCTAAAGGGGGCAAACCACTTAGAATACCTATGATCGAACTAACTGTCGAATCAGGCGTCGGTAACGGAGTTGAAGATCCAGTTGTATCGTTAGCAATATCGGAAGACGCAAAGACTTTTGATTATGAACGCTCACGGCGTATAGGTAAAATAGGTAAATATGGGCAAAGGGTTATTTGGCGTAAAAACGGACGTATTCCGCGTTTCTGTATCTGGCGATTTAGATGGTCAGACGCAGTAAAACCCGTCATAATCAAGTTAGAAGCGGATATTAAATAATTAACCCCCAAGGTAAAGGAGAACGAAATGTCACTTACAACCGCACAGAAGAAAGAATTATCAAAACGTTGTCATGTAGCCGGGTATTCTGCAGCTCGTACTGCTGCCCTTTTAAACATTAGTGATGCTCTCATTGCTGAATACTGGACAGAATGGACACTCGCCAAGATTCGCTCACTCGATGAAATGGATGACTATCCCCGATTTGTTGCTGATAAGGGCTCTCCATTGACTGAACACGGCGCAGGCGCAGTTGGCACAGCTTTTGCACCGAGGACATATCGCTGGTTCGAGAATGAGGACATCATCAAGGAAATTCAGATTGACCTTACTGGCCTCGATTCATCAGGTACCGCTAATGATGTCATCGGTTTAGATTCATCAGGCGACCCAGCTTATCTTGGGCAACAGAATGTTGAAGAAGATGGTATCATTTACAAAGTGGAAATGACTTGTTTGGAAGTACCTACAGCCGGCGATGCTGACATCCTCCTGGTTCAAGGATCAGCCGGTGATGAAGAATTCGATGATACAGTTGCCAATACAGCTACCATTTGTGACGGTACCGGCGACTGGACATTAGGCGAGACCATTCAGAATCTCGCACCGGCAATCACAGACGATTATTATTTTTATCTTGTTCAAGGTTCAACTGATGACAATACGTATACCGCAGGTCAGTTTCTAATTCGCATGTTCGGCCATCCTGCGTTGAATGCATAATAGGTCAGTATGAGAAATACAATAGCAAAAATTGATCCTACGTACCCTATTGCGCAAGCTGTTAACGACGAACTCTTGACGCCTGCAGAATGTCTTATGACAACTCAGTTTCGATTATTCATTCTGCAGGTTCAGGAGCGGGGACTGCTGATTGGCACCGGCTCACCAGAGGGAGTAGTCGAGGCGCAACAAGGTGTGGAGTATATGGATGAAACAGGCGGGGTAGGCGCTGTCAAGTATATTAAGCAATCTGCAGACATTGCAGGAGATCGTACGAGGGGCTGGGTGGCAATTTGAGGGCGTATAGAATAACCGACTATAACGTACCATTAGCTATTTTGTCTAATCCGATCATCGCAGCCCAGATACATGAAGACGGGTCGGAATTAGAAATTCCTGATCTAATTCATGAATACTGGGTGGGAATTGAGCATAAACATAAAATATTGGGGTGTTATCGAATTCATCCTCACGGGGCAGTACTCTGGCAGTTGCATGCCCGAATTTTACCGGAGTACAGAAAACAATTTAGCGTAAAGGCCTCTATTATGGCATTGAAATGGGCTGCAAAGAATATTCCAAACTTGAATAAAATCGTATGCTTCGTTCCCGAAGCGCACGTCAATGTAGCACAACACGCTATTGAGGTTGGGCTACAACTTGAGGGAGTACTTGCTGAATCTTATCTACGCGGCGGTAAGCTAATTGGGCAAGATATTCTCTCAATAACCAAGGAACAAATTGAGAAACTTTAGGAGAGTATTATGCCAGCAGCAGCAGTCGTAGCCGTCGGGGCAGTTGCGGGAGCCGCAATTAGCGCAAACGCCGCAAAATCTGCAGCGAGTAAACAGGCTAGCGCAATTAAAAACGCACAAAAGACCTTAAGGATGTCAGCAGCAGGCGCTCGTGCGGAAATTCTAGATAGGTTTGATCCAGCAATGGCAAACTATCGTGCTGGGATTAGCGATGCGCGTGATGCCATCATTAATAGCGAAGCTGATGTGCTGGATATTCTTGAAAATACATCAGGTCAGGCAGCACAGATCTTGGATAATGCCGGAGCCGATTCAAAACGTGCCATCCTGGGATCGCAGGCCCGTTCACAAGGGATTCCCATGGAAACGTTTATGCAACAGTATGAATCTGGAGCGTATGATGCTCCCGGAATGGTACCGACTCCGAACGGCCCGGCTCCTGCTGCAGGAGAACCGGGAGGTTCTTCTCTCGATATAGGCGGAGTTGCAGGTGCTGAGGAATCCATGATGACCCCCGGTATGGGACTTACTACCGAGGAAATGTCTGGAGGATTTATTCCTGCAGAACCCGAGGAAGTTCCTATGGGAGGTAACCGGTTTGAAATGTTTGACCAACCGCAGGAACCTCTCCCGGATATAGGATTTAGCGGAGCAGACGCGCGGTTGCAAGAAGGTTTACAATCGGGATTAGCAGCTGCGGCTGCAGGGACTATGACAGCCCGAGGTGATGTATCAACTGCCAGGGATGCTGCCTTAGAACGATTTTCTCCGTATTCCATAGCGGGTAAAGCTGCTATGGAAAAGGAAGCAGCCCTCTCTGGTGCTATGGGTCCAGAAGCACAGCAGGCCGCAATTGATGCCTATATTGAAAGTCCAGGTCAGAAGTACCTCAGGGAGAGGCAGGAGAAAGCTCTACTGCGTAACTCGGCTGCTATTGGGGGTTTAGGCGGCGGTAACGTTCGCACTGCTCTCCAAGAACAGGCGATGGGTATTGCTTCTACTCAACAGCAACAGCACCTTGAAAACCTCCGGAGCATTGCAAGTCGCGGTCAACAGGTTGCAGGAGCAGAAGCTGGAATTATTACTGGGGCAGGAACTCAACTGGCACAACTTGCGCAGCAGCTGGGTATGACACAGGCAGACCTCTTGAGAATGAACGCATCTGAACGAGGGGCCCTTGCTGAGAGAACGGGTTTGAATGTAGCCCAAATTGAAAGCGAAATTGGACAGGCTCAGGCCCGCTTAGCTTCAGTGGCCGGCGGTCAGATGGCAGACGTTGTCGGCCAAACTGGATTAAACCTTGCAAATCTTTCAGAACGTGAAGCCAGTACGGAATTACAAGCTGAGAACGCGTTATCGAGTTACCTTGCTAATCTCGCAACCGGGACAGGCTCTCAAATTGCCAATCTTCAAACTCAGGGCGGCGCTACGCAAGCTGCTGGGACTATGGCAGCCGGGCAAGCTGCGGCACAAGGCGTACAGGGAGTTACGTCTGCTTTAGGGTATGGTTTAGGAAACGTAGCGGTTCAACCCGCGGCACAGCCCTCCAGTCTACCCGTATATCAAACGCAAAATTTTACACAACAGAACCCGGGTTTAGCAAACTTACCCACATACTAAGGAGAACACAATGCCGATTAACCCGACAGCTTTTGCACATGTACCCGCTCCAGATACTACCCCTCGTGCAGCGTTAGCTGGACTTCAGGCCGTATCCATGGGGCAACAGGCAGGTATTGCTCGACAGCAAGAGGAGCGTGCTTCCGCTTTGGGTCAAGTCACCTTACGTCAACAGGAAAACCTCCTAGCTGAACAGGAACGCCAGTTAGCAAAGGATATTGGTGCTGACAACTTGGCTAAAGACGCTATGAACCTTTGGGATTCAGGTAATATGGAAGCTTACCGCCACAAGATGAAGCAGTTAGCATTCGTACACCCGAAGGCTGCACAGGAAATTGATACAGTTTTTAAGGGCGTTGACCGCACAAGTTTCGTGGAAGGAGCTTTTAAAATTCATGGCGCCCTGGCACTTGAACCTGATGATATTGAAGGGCAGAATACATTACTCCAGCAGGCTGCAGAAGTATTACCTGAGGGCAATCCTATGCGTATGAAAATTGAGCAAACCAAGGGAATGCCACTGGGTCCTGACCGGGAAGAAGCGCTTCTTCAGATGTACAATTTTGCTAAGTTCCACGGGGCGTATCCCGAGCAGCCAGGCCAAGAGAACCTTCAAGGCGGCCTTGAAGAATGGCAGCGTAAACAGGTCAACAAATTACGTGAACGCCTTAATCCTGCTCAAAAGGAATATCGCATCGTCAATAATGCCAAGCAAAGAATTGATCGTATTTGGGATATGGGGACTGGTGCTTCTGACCTTGCTCTGGTATTCAATTTTATGAAGATGCAGGATCCTGAGTCTGTCGTACGTGAATCTGAGTTTAAGACGGCAGAGGAAGCCAGAGCGTGGTGGGCAGCTCAGCCGGAAGCGGCAAAAAGCCAGATGCAGTCCACTTTTGATAAGGTCAGAGGACAGTTTGGCGGCTTACCGTCTAAACTTGACGTAATGATGGAAAAGTGGGAAACTGGTGGCCGTTTAACTGACCAACAACGTGCAGATATGAAAAACGTATCTGATAAAATGCATATTGCCGCTACTACCTCGTACGACGAGGAACTTGGCGGTATCAAGGCAATGAGTGAAATTGATCGAATTCCTTTTTATCACGTCATTGGCGAGCAGCCGTATCAAGAGTATTTGGAACGTGCGGGTATGCGTCAAAGTCCTGCAGGTACGGGTGCTGTACCGCAGCCTACGGCAGCCGACCCAAACGCTGTCCAGGAGACAGCCACTGAACCTCCTGCCGATCCAAAAGTTGGCCAGCCTATAGATATGGATGCTTCGCCGGAACTCCTACAGGAGTTAAGCTCCTTGCCTATAGATCAATATCCTGTGGGTGTTACAATTGATGATCAGGAAAATCCCGGCGTATATTACAAACGCACACCCAGCGGATGGGTATATGCTGCACCCCCTGCTCAATAAGGAGTAACTATGTCACGATTTAATTTGGTACAGCCTGCACAACCGGGAGAACTGATGGAGCCTGTTGCACAGCCAGCTCCTCAACAGCAGCCCCTGCCGGAGCTTCCTGCGGCTTCTGCTGCAGGTATGGGATTTGCTACACCGCAGCCCGCTCAAGCAGCGGAGCCCTCACGGTTTGGTAAAGTAGAACAGGAAATAACTGCAGACACTGATTGGAAAACCGTATTTGGTGAAGCAGTAAATAATATTCCGTCCAGTGCGTTTCAAGCTGTAAAGGATATTGGGGAAGCAGTTGCCCATCCGGGTCAAACTATCAAAGGTGTTCTCGCCCTTGCCGCTGGGGTTGGTCAGGCTTTAGATCCCACTGGGCTTTTAGGCACACAATTTGAAGGCAACGCCCAGATGATGTGGGATTTTTATAAGGATAGATACGGTACCATAGAAGGGTTTAAAAAGGCGTTGGCTAAAGACCCTGTAGGCGTTATGATGGATGGAGCTACTGTATTTATCCCCGGAGGTATGGCAGTAAAGGGTTTAAGCAAGGCTGCTAAGCTCCAGAAACTATCCCAGTTAGCAGATAAGGCGGTAAAAGCTGCCTCGTTGGCAGACCCTATAGCTTTAGCATCTAAAGGAATTACAGCGACCGGTAGACGGATGATTCCCAAGCACAAAGCACGGGGGATGTATCAAGAGGCAGTCCGCTTTGCAGGAAAACTTTCTCCTGAGCAGCTTAATAAATTGAACGATACTGCTCTAGATAATGCGATCATGCCAACTCAAAAAGGTTTAGAGAAGCTTCGCACAAATATAGATCTCTTGAATGCAGCGATTTCTGATGCGCTGGACAGGTCGGTTACGACAGGACAAGCTGTTCCAGTAAACGCCTTATTCCGTGAGTATGGTTCAATTATTTATGATATTGCTCGTAAAAATACAGATGATCCTAAAGCTGCTCAAAAGGCAGTTCTCAAAGCGCGTCAGGCAGTTATCAAAGCAAATAAGCAAATTGGTAGAAAAGAGTTAAATGCTCGTGATCTTCAAGACTACAAATTAGAGGTGTACGATGAGTTACGCTCTTTATATGGTAAAACCCAGTATTCCAAGCCAAAAGTCAGGCGTAAAATGGCACTTGCAAGGGCCGCCAGGGATAAACTAAACGATTTTATGCCTGAGTTAAAGAAGCTTAACGCAGCTGACTCCGATTTATTAGCATTGGAAGAAGCTATCATGCCAGCAGTCAATCGGCTAGACAAATTAGGAATTGGCGGTCTTGGCACAATGAGTAAACTCGGTGCCGGCGCTCTACTGGGCGGCGATCTTGGCCTTGCAGCTGGCTCCGTCCTGGCCGTGTATAGCATGCCGCGATTTAAATCACGTCTGGCAATTATTCTCAATAAGTGGAAGAAACAAGGTATTCCAATTGATCCTACTTGGGCATCAGCCCGATTGTTAGGTTACCAAGTATCACAAGTGGAGCAAAATGCCAACAGTACCCAAGAATACTAGCAGATTTAAGATTATAGGCGGCCTCGGTGAGGTCGGATTATCAATGGCTTCCGGAGCAGTGGCTGAACCGCTGTCGGGTTTTGCGGGTTTAGGAGCGTTAGCTCAGGGTAAAAGCCTTGAAGAGGCAGGCCAAGCAGTACAGGGTGTCCAAGAAACTTTAACCTATACGCCAAAGACAGAACATGGTAAACAATATATGCAGAATATGGGTGAATTGGTGGAGCCAGTTATGACAAAAGCTGAGCAGGCCCTCACTACCGCCGGTGATTACTGGGCAGAAAAGACAGGGTCTCCAGATGTAGGTGCCGTCGTTCATTCTTTACCTCTTGCAGCTTTAGAAATGGGTATCGTGGGTAAAGTAGTTCCGCCCATATCACGTCAATATCAGAAAGTTCTAAAGAAACTTGGTGACGAAGGTTACATTGAAGTTCACCACGGATCACCTCATAAAATTGACCCAGAAGTAGGGCTTTCCACCAAACATATAGGTTCAGGCGAGGGTGTTCAGGCATTTGGCTGGGGTTTGTATACATCAGAGCAACCCGGCGTCGCTGTCAGTTATGCTAAAATGAGATCAGAACCTATTATACGGAATAATGGGAAAGCAATTAATTATGACGATTTGGACGTGCATATTGAGCGTGAAGCTAGAGATGAATTCATGCGACAAGCAACAAATGATCCTGAATTCATACAAAGACGCTTATCTGACGCGGCGGCTGAAGCGTGGTCCGATCCAGACCACCCGTTCTGGGATAAAATCCCACATTACAGAGAAGACTATTTACGGGACCCCGCTAATCCTACTATCGATGACTTGAATAACGGGTATACAGCATTCCAAGAAGATATTATGGCTATGGACCCTGAAGACGCATTTGATGACTGGCATCAGGAATTAGCCGATGGGTTTGATGAGGAGGGATGGGACGTTAGGCGTAATATAGAAATGTACGTTTCTAGTGTTATCCGAGATTTAGGGGATAAACTGATGGCTAACCCCGATTCAGAGATACCCCCGTTTCTTACGGGTTATCCCGATATAGATGAACTATTTGAAGGCGGCAAACTTACCGCTGAAATGCATCCTGGGTACTTGTATAAGGTTACGTTGCATAAAGGCAAAGATCCGTCTGAATATAATTATATGGATTGGCATAAACCGGCTGGTCATAAAGAACGTGCAAAAATACGTGTTCAAATTAATAAAGAAGGGATGTGGGATCAATTATCTGGTGACGTCCAACATGCCTTGAATAAACCTAATACTGCTCACGAGGGGCAGAGACTTTATAAAGAACTATCACGTGTATTTGGCTCCGATAAAGGAGCCTCAAAATTCCTGAAGCGGGCAGGAATTGATGGTATACGCTACCCAGTCGGAACTCTTACTGCTGGCGGCAAGCCGTCAAAGAAATATAATTATGTGACGTTTGCAGGTAAGGATATGACAATTGAGGAAGTAAAGCAAGTACAATAGGAGAAAGCTATGTCCAGAGTTATTGCCGCGTTCACACAATTTTTTGACGGGGAAGGTAATCCGCTTGCCGATGGGTGGCTGCATTTTCTGTATTCAAATACTAATAATACGGATAAAAATACCTACGCTGATGAGGAACTTTCAATACCTAATTCTAATCCCCTTCAACTTGACGCCGAAGGACGCTGCCCAGATGCGTTTGGGACAGGGCAATATAGAGTTGTCCTATATAAAGATGACCCAGTACTGCACCTGCCCGGCGTTCAGGTCGCACAGTTTGATCCAGTAAACGCTGAAAACTCATCCACAGGTTCCGGTACAAATTTTGAAACGTGGGAAGCTACCACAGAATATTCAATACTCGATATTGCTACACATAACGGCTTTTATTATCGGTCGTTAATAAACAGCAATTTGGGTAACGCTCCAGATACTAATCTCGATAAATGGGAAAAAATCGATTTTTTGAGGTATTGGAATGTCAACGTCACATACGCGCTTAATGATGTGGTTATTTCTGGCAATGGTTTGTATTTTTCTCTGGCTGATTCTAATGTGGGCAATACTCCACTTACTTCTCCCACATGGTGGACACCTGTGGGAAATGGTACTATCTTTCTTAACTGGAGTGAATCAGGCACAACTCTCCAGCCTAACATAGCTGGATATAATTTAGGCGCAGTAGGGAATGAGATAGGCAATTTTTATCAGGGTGATAATAGTTATCATTATTTCGGGGATGGGCAAGACGCTCATATAGTTCATGACGGTACCGACTTCTATATTAAGACTACAACAGGCGACATTAAAATTCAAGTCCAGCATGCAACTGGTGATTTTGAAATATATACTGGTGCAGGACCTACGTTGGGTTTTTTATTAGATCAAAGTCAAGATGCGTATTTTTACGGAGATGTTAATTTAGATACTGGCGGTAAATTAATACTCCCATCCGACGATGATGCAGCTTCTCCTACAATTCAATTTGATGATCAGACAGGCTTTTATAGCCCTAGTGCAGGTAGAGTTGACTTTGCTATGGCTGGTGTTCTTGCTTGGATAATGAACGCCAACTACCTCTATAGTAATACAACTTTAGGAGGTGCAATATATTCTCAGGCAGGTAGCTCTATTGTTCCTACGTTTACCTTTGTAGATGATATTAACACGGGTGTAGGTAGGCCTGATGCAGATGAAGTAAATCTTATTGCGGGTGGCGTAGATATTATTCATGCTTATGCTACTGCAGTTTCAATATTCATGCCGCTAACTGTAACTGGCGATATACTCCCAGCAGCAGCTGCGACTTACGACTTAGGTAGTGATACTGCAGATTTTGCGAATATATACCTGGGCGATGCTTCATATATCTATTTAAGCGATAGTCAAGATAGTTATATTGTATCGGGTTCGTCAAACGTAACAATCCATGCGTTAAATCAAGTCATTTTATCTACGCCAGCTGTTAGCGGTGATTCTATTGTTTTTGCCCCTTATGCAGTTAGCCAATGGGAAATAGACACAAGTGGAGATTTTTTACCTATAGGCGGAGCTAGAGATATAGGCTCGGCTACTTATGAAACTGGCTCTATATTTATGGATAATGGAGAATATTTTTATGTAGGGCCTAACGGTGCTATTTATGATGCAGCAGGTACGGTTTTGCAAGTTAGATGTTCTACTGGTAACTATATACAAATAGGACCATCTCAAAATATAGGTACTCAAGATACGCCAGATGCTAATAGCATAGTACTTAGAGTTGCTACAGCCTCTGATGATTCTGATAACGCATGGTATATAAAAAGTACAACAGGGGATTTGATTCCACAAACATCTACACTTAGCCCTGATATTGGGAATGCTACTAGTGGCGTAACAAATCTTTACATGAATAATAGTGGTGCAATTTTTGCAGGCGCTGATCAACAATTGGAGATGTATAATCATTCTGGATCGACCTATATTAAACATATACCTGCTGATACGGGACAGCATCTGCTAATTGGCGTGTATGGAAGTACTGGTCAATTAGGTCTAGTAACAGATTCAACTACTCAATGGTTAATCGATGTCGGTGGGGACTTGTTTCCATTAGCTGGTGCCCTTGATATAGGTAGTGCTTCTTACCCAGTAGGTAGTCTTTACTGTGAAGATATATATGTAGCTGATGATGGGTATATCCGTTTGGGTGCATCAAATGATGGTATTATAGGTTGGGATAATTCAACTACAGAATTACGCATCGAGCCTACTACAGATGATACCGGAATACTAAAGATAGGCCGTACTGCTATGAACTGGGATCACGTCTATATAAATAGCGACTCTACGATGTATATCTATACGGGTGGCACAATTAGATTTCAAATAGACGGTACTGGAAATATATATTTGCCATCTGCTACTTTCACTTGTCCCAATATCTATTCGGCATCGTTAACTGGCAGAGATTGTTACGTAAATAGCTCTGGCCGATTAGGGTACTTATCATCCACCAAAGAAAATAAAAACAACTTCAAAAAGTTAAAAGATGCAGACCTTAGCTGGATTTATGATCTTACGCCTCAAGAATATGAATATGATCCCGATAAAGTTCATGGAGCTGTACCCGGCGAAAAAGAATTTGGTCTAATAGCTGAAGAAGTTGAATTAGTGAATCCTGAGTTAGTTGATTATGATATTGATCCTAAAACTGGGGCTAAAACTCCGGCAGCAGTTAAGCACAGAAACCTCGTGGGCTTGATGCTACAAGAAATTCACAACCTAAATAAACGTATAGCCACATTGGAGGCTGCATAATGGGTAGAGTAATTGAAGCTTTCGCACAATTTTTAGACGGAGCCGGTGATCCATTAGCGTTAGGATGGCTTAAATTCTTAGAGTCAGGTTCTAATAACACTCTTAAGAATACTTACTCAGATTCAGCTCTGGCTGTTCCTAATGAAAACCCCCTGCAGCTTGACGCCGAAGGTAGATGCCCCAGCGTATTTGGGACCGGTAGTTATCGTGTTGTTTCATACACGTATGATCCGCTAGATGAAGGCAACCCTGGTGTTCAAGTCCAGATGTTCGACCCTGTAGAAGTAGCTGCTTCAAGTAGCAGCGGCGGAGGTGCCGGTCTTGAAGCTTGGGATAATGCTACCACCTACGGTATTGGAGATATTGTTAAATACAATTTAGCGATTTATCGATCAATCGTAGCAAGCAATCTCAATAAAAACCCAGCCGTTGAAACGTCATCTTGGGAAGAAATTGCTTTTGTCCAAATATACAACGCTAATGTCTCCTACGCAATAGGCGATTTTGTTGAGTATCTTGGAGCTTTTTACTTTAGCAGAACTAGTCCAAATCTTGCGAATACCCCCAGTGAAGATATAACAAACTGGCACCGAGTGGCCGGCGAAATTTTAAGTGTAGATGAAAAAACAGACGATTACGAGGTACTAGCAACAGACCGCGGAAAGCTACTTGTGCTGGGTTCTGGAACTGCTGTCGATAAGACATTTTCTCTTCCAGCTATGTCAGCAGCGATGGATGGTTTTATTATCTCAATGTTTAATGGGTCGGCTTACGACTTAACTATCGATACATTAGATGCCGCTACAATTTTCGGACAAGCATCTGTTGATATCTCAAATGGTGCATTTGCTGAGCTTAGATACTATCATGCTGAAACCGATTGGACAATAGTAAGCGGGAATGTTGGGCCTATGCTTGGCGGACAAAATATAGGCATGTCAAGTGTTCCGGTAAAGAATATTTATATTGAAGACGATGCCTACGTTTATTTTGGCGATAGTCAAGATGCTTTTATACAATATGCAGCAGCTGGAATATTTAAACTGGGAACTACAGGAGCTGAGCCGCTATATTTCCATACAGACGGAACTGATCACTGGGCAATAGATGCTTCTGGTCATTTTACTCCGCTAACTGCTGATTCTTATGATATAGGCACTACTGCATTAAGAATTAAAGATATTTACCAAGGTGATGATTCTGCTCATTATTTTGGAGATGCTCAAGATGTAACTGTATATTGGGACGGTGCTGATTTTGAAATTATTCCGAGCGTTGATGGAACTGGAAATTGTAAGATCGGAACCAATGCGAATTCCTGGGCCGATATCTATATAAACGCAGTTACTGAAATTAAGTTCTATACTGATGCAACAGAACGTTGGAATATTAATTCTACTGGTGATCTTGTGCCCAGTTCAGCAGCTACGTACGATATTGGTTCTACATCAGAAGAAATTGAACATATCTATCAAGCCGATAACGGTTTTCACTATTTTGGAGCTTCTCAAGATGCGCAAATAGGATATAATGGAACTGAAGACGTTTTTCTGATACAAAGCACAGGTGCAGGAGGCGTTTATATCGATGCTAATAACGCATCTGGGTCAATTTATCTCCGAACAGGCGCACTCCCGACAACAAGGTGGGAAATTGATGAGCTTGGCAACTTACTACCTACGTCAAACTCTAATATTGGTAGCACTTCAAAAGAAATAGGCAGTATGTATATAGGGTCCAATGAAGCAATATATTTTGGAGATGCTCAAGATGCAAATTTATATTATAACTCAAGTATCATGTATATTCGCCCTAAGTCAACTACTACATACAACTTATATATAGGCAGTAGTACACTTGATTGGGATATAGTACGAGTTTATGCAGAAACAGCGGACTTCAATCAAGTCACATACTTTAGAGCCGTGTCTATATATAATACCAGTACTAGCGCTGGTAAAGCTGTTTATGTTGATTCCTCAGGCCTAATGGGATATGATTCATCTACACGGGAAGTTAAAACTAATATCAAACCCATTGAAAATATTGACTGGATATTTGATGTTAATCCTGTATCTTTTAATCCAAAAAACGATTTAAGTTTTAACGATTTTGGAATGATTGCAGAAGAACTATTTGAGGTTAACCCGGATCTTACATTTCAAGATAACGGTAAACTTAAAGGCATTTATTATGATCGTTTTATACCGTTTTTAATTAAAGTAGCCCAGGATCAAGAACGACGGGTTCTAGAGCTGGAAGCTATGCTTAATATCTAACACTGGAGGTGGGGGTTATGGCAAGAGTAAAGATGACAAACGGTGAGGCAAGTAAACTTTTAGGCCCAGCAATTGACAAACTGTTCAGTAGCGGAGACCGGCATTTTCCGGTGCATGATGCATTCATGCTAAAGAAAGCAGTGGATGCCGTTCGAACAGGGATGAAAGTTTACCAGGAAACGTTTCGTGAAATCTGTGATAGACACGGTGCCAAGCCTAATGAAAAGAATCAGCTAGTATATGATACGCCTGAGGAAGCTACGGCAGCAGCCAAGGAACTTGATGAGTTGAATAGCATTGAAGTAGAATTCGATTTTAAAAAGGTCAAAGCAAAGAAAGATTGGCCCCAGCTGGCTTTGGCAGAGCTTCTTTCGCTGGAACCTGTTCTTGATACCACGGATATAGAATAATGCCAAAATTTGGTAACGAATCAGCAGAGCAGCTGCAAAGCTGCCATTATAAAATCCGGGAAGTCTTAACAGCTGCTATACGCTTTATAGACTTTTCGGTCTTATCTGGTTACCGTAATGAAGCCCAGCAAAACGCTAAATTTGACGATAATCATAGTAAAGTACGCTATCCATATAGCAAGCACAATGTCTATCCCTCTTTAGGGGTAGACGTTGCGCCTTGGCCTACTGATTGGCAGGACCGGGAGCGCTTTACGTACTTAGCGGGTATAGTAGTAGGGATAGCCTTTCTTAAGGGCTATACCCTGCGCTGGGGCGGCGATTGGGACCAGGATACGCAAGTAAAGGACAATGACTTTGACGATTTAGGTCATTTTGAATTAGTGATAGACTGATTAACACGGCTAGAAGGTAATTATGTCGGGATGGGACGGAATAGAACGGAGAGAAACTCCGCATTGTATGCATCATAGCGCAGTAGCACAGTCATTGGAGATCTTAAGCAATATGAAACCAGTACCTTTTTCCGTGTTTAAATGGGCTATAGGGATTGTTATGTTAGTAGTTCTTGCCCTATTTGTGATACCGTTAACACAGCTGACTAAAAATAAAGAAATACTACATGTTATTCATATAGAGCAAACAGAAGTTAGAGGCTCTGTAAATGCTTTAACAGACAAACTTGATACTTGGATTGAGATTCAAGATAAACGTATTACTGGTATAGAGCAGGAAATAATACTAAGGCATCAAATACAGTCAGAAAATTAGGAGGCATAAATGAAAAAGCTAGCATTAACTTTTTTCTTGGTAATAGTTATGGCAACTGTAGCGTCAGCTGCTGACATCACTATAACTTTTCAATGGGATAAGAATCCAGAGCCAGATATTGCTACTTACCGGCTATATGAAAGTAATGTAAGTGGAGATTATACTAAGGGAGAGCATGTAGCAGAGTTTGCGCATTTGCCAGAATTTGATACGCAAGAAGCCGAGTACACTTTCGATGCTGTAACAGGCGCCACGTATTTCTGGGTAGTGACAGCTGTCGATTCTGAAGGTTTTGAAAGTGATTGGTCAAATGAAGTAACATTCTCTGTGATTTTACCTGTAGCTCCAACAAATGTAACTATTAGCGGTGTGGTAGTAAACGATTAGGGGGTGTAGTTTGAAAATACGAGAGGCTTTTAGAATGCTAGTTCGTGCGGGTATTGCTGTTGCAGCAATTGTATACTCTGGTTTATATACTTGGAGAATTACGTTTGCTCAAGCTGATGCAGTTAATGACGAGTATGCTAAAATAATTCTTGGTTTTTTACTTGGCACACTAGTTACTACAATCATCAATTTTTATTTAGGAGGTACTGACAATGAGAAAATTGAGAATCCAACTACCACCAATAATGGTCCTGATTCTGGCACTATGTATCCTTTTTCTGGGGTGTCAGCACGGGGGAATGAAGCCCGTCTCGGAGATGACGCCACAAGAAAAAGCAGTGTGGATGATGGATCTGTATAATGGCCAATCCGATGATTATAAAATCCAGGCGGCCAAGCCCGATCTTACAGAAGAACAGAAAGTTATTCTCCGTAAGAAGAAGGAGATACTTACTAAGGTGTATCCACTTATCAAGTTATATGTGGGCTACGCCGAATCGGGTGCGCTTCCTCCGGCTGATACAGAAGCTGTGATTATGAGATTAACCGACGAACTTTTAGCCTTATAAGGAGGTGATGCTTAATGGATCCGATTATTGCAGAAGTTATTAAATTAGGGCTCACAGCTTTCTTCACAGAAATGAAACTCAAAAACAAAACAGACGAGGAGATCGTGAAGATCTTCTTAGACTCCAAAAAGAAGTTCGATGCGAACGACCCCAGTCTGTTACCTGATGTGTGAAAGGAAGTCGCTCCCTCCCGAAGCATAAGCAGCTAACTCCTTCTAAAATAAAAAAGCCCTACCCAAAAGGTAGGGCTTTCCCATTCTGTTACCTAATACTCATAATCAAAAAGTCATACGCGGCCTCCCAAATCTAACACCAGGTAGCAGCCTGGATTTTGTTATACCCCAGATTTATTCCAGGGTTTGAAATAAGTGAGCCATTCCGGGTTGGGGAAATGGCCTTCAAACCGCATTGCTCTGTCGTCAATCGTAAGGAACGCAGGCGGTTTCTCTGTCGGCCACAAGATTCCTTCGTAAATATCATCATAGGAATACGGATAGCGTTCCATCAAACTAGCCTTTAACCATTTCTGCATGGCCTCCAGACCGCCCTCCTGGCCACTTCGAGACGAATATATAGCAACCTTAAAGAACCGCTGCGCATCATTGAGAAAACGTAAAGCGCCTTTCACCGGTGGGTCCGGTATCATGCGCGCACCTTGCCATCCGCTGGAATAGCTGTGGATGACTCCGTCAAAATCTAGACATAGAATAGGTTTGTCTTTCAATTTTCCCTCCTTACTGCTGGTGTGTGCCTTCAACGCCTCGGGCTTCTCTATCACTAGTTCGTCTATTGAGATAACCCAAGGCTTCTTTAACACACAGGATTGCCATTTCGTTGTAGTTGCATTTGAATGGGCTGTTTTGGTAAAAGTCGATTCTCCCCTTGACTGCCTCAAGTATGTCCTCAACAAACGCGCCGTTTGGCTCTTTCCTCTCCTTACCGATACCGAGCGGGCCATTCTGCCAGCTAATAGCGAATCCTCGTCCCGAGGAAACACCGCCAGCAGGTGCTTTATTTCCGTCAACCCAATGCTCTTCATAAATTCCTCGCTTCATTTTCCCTCCTTAAGTGAATATGAAATAACAGATTATAGCCAAGGCGATGCCGCATACGCAGCCCGCGACGATTTTTATGGTTCTAAAGGCCAAGCCGATCTCGAATTCGAAGACCAGTCCTTTGAATTCTTGATTGTTCTTTTCTGACTGCGACATTTTCATCCTTTCCGTAAGCAACTACGAACTCAATAAACTGATCAACTTCTTCATAACCCCCGACGACAAAAGCAATACCGCCGGCCCGTCTGATTTCATCTTGAACATGCTGTTGCAAGATAGTGGCTTCCTGGTTTGGCTCCCGCTTAACCTCCACAAACACAGTGCCGATAGCCGGATGAATTATAATCCTATCAGGAACTCCTTTCTTCCCGATGGCAGGCCATTTCAAAGCCATGCCGCCAATAGCCTTAATCTTACGAACCAACCGTTCTTCCACCGCGCTTTCTTTGGGCCTCTTCATAAGCTTCAATCCTTTTCATATTTTTGTCAAGTACCTTGAAATACTCTACCTCAAGATTGCTGGGAGTAATACCCACAGCCAGCATAATATTCATTAGGAAGCATAAAGCATCAATAGCTTCCTCCCGCATATGGGGAGTAGATATTGACGGTGCAGCCCTGATTTTGAAATAGTCTTTTGACCAGGGCTTGTGTATATCTCTGCTATTATTGCCCATAGCTTCCATCAGCTCTGTAAGTTCCTCGTTCAAACAGAACTTCATGTGGCGAATGAAATCATAAACTTCACCTACCGAGTAGTGGTCGAATTCGCTGGGGTTTAATAGAGGATACCCCCTCATGGTTGAGTACCGAGCTTGTAGCGAATTCTGTTCATCTAGAATGTCTTTCATATAGTAAACCCCCGTTGTTTGATCTTGGCCAGATGTTCTATAGCAGCATCTTTACCGGCCTGATACGTTTCATACCCTGGAAAATCTTCACGACGTTTATTATATAGAAACCACTGCTTCTTATATTCAAAGACGTCATTTTCCTTTTTGGGCATATAGATATTACTGCTCCTGCCGGTGGGAGCGGTTTTGACGTACCAATTATCAATGCCCCCGATTTTTATTCTATCCACCAGCATAGGATATTTTTCACATATCCTAATCCACATGAGCGTGGCCAGGATATTGTCCGATGTCGGCTGGATCTGTTCATCCAACCGCTGCTGGATATATGCCATACAGTCCTTAAGATTTCCCCGAACATAGTAGAAAGTGTTCAAGTTCCTGGTGAGGATTGTTCTGGCATCCAGTATGCTAACCTCATTAGAATCGATCATATCAGCGTATAATTGTTTAGACGCTTCAGTAATTTGTCGATACCTTTCATAAAAGTCAGCATTGGCCATGATACTAGATTTAACAACAGCATTATCATGGCGTAAGTCCCTATCAGCAGTGCATTGAGCAGAAAAACTAAACATACGGTGGCGCAATAGATGAGTCGTGTCAATGATATCCATCCCTTCGAATCTGAAAACAAGGTTAATGCATTCATAAGCAGTTGGTAGAATTTTGCCATCGAATAGATCCAGTATGACTGCCCGGCGTTCTTCATCTGTTATCTCCTCATGGGGCGTATCACGCCATGTGGCGGTGCCAAATTCCGGAATAAAGCTTAACAGATCATTGTAAGAAGGGGCGTACATGAGCGTAACCCCTAAGGCGTGGACCTGATCCTCATATACAGTTTGAGGCTTCTCACCAGTTTTCAATGCTACCGGTAATTTTAAATCGGGTAGTTTATTATTAATAGGCATTGGACTTACCCCCTTGAGCTAACGATTTAACTCCTGTTAGCTCCAAATAAATTATAGGTTAAATACTATTAATGGCGTGCACCATTTGCTCTACACAGTCTGATGCAATCATAGCTGATGTGTCTAGGAATAGCGAATGCTCAAATCTTGCTGATAAAAAATGATTAATAATTGACATCTGGTGATCTCCTAACGTTAAGTTTCCAGGTAAGGTAGGTTCATTATGGGCTTGGAATCGTTGTATCAAAATTTGTACTGGGCAATATAAACATACATGAAGCCCCGGAACCATACGAAATCGATTCATAAACTTGTCGTAGTCGTCAAGCGGTATGTTGTTTCTATCCAATGCACGATCGAAATGAAAAGTAGTAGACGGGTCGCGATCGGTTACGTAATAAGCGTAGTTGGTAGCCTTATTAAATTTGTCCATCAGGGTTGATTTCCCTGACTTATCGATACCAGTAATGGTTACTAATTTCATCTTAGCCACCTCTCTAAATGATGCCTGAAGTAAGTTGCTCGCTGTCGAGATGTTATTGCAATTTTTTCCATACGCTCCTTATTCCCCAGTTGTACTTCGTTTTCTGCATACTGGGAACATTGAATAACGTCTGCCAGGTGAACTATAAAGGCTTCACGTGTAGACTGTTCTTCAAATTCGGTATACGCACGTTGCGCAACCTCTGGTAATGTTTTAATCACTTCCCGTTCAGCGTCATGTAGGGCTGCCGCTACTGCGGGATGATCGCGCTTAATAGCATGAGTAACATCATTGACTGCGTATTCAGGAAGATCATGGCAAACGGCCATAGTCAATGCCCAACCAATATCGAATTCATACCTTTCATACAGCTTGACGACAATGGCGGCTACGAGAAAAGAGTGCTCAGCAACAGTTTCATCCTTAATGCGAGGCACATTGCTATAGCGCACTATGTAGTTTAACGGCACAATTTTCTCGTAGTACTGTTTAACCGTTTCTCTGATCATTCCACAGCTCCTTTCAGGCGATACTTAGGAAACGCGCAGGATGCCTTGAATTCCTTAAGGGCGTCTGACATTTCCTTATACCCGTAGGCGACATAACTTGCAGATTCCGCCAGCATGATGTTGAAGGGTTGGTGGTTATGATTGACCCAAATGTACAGGATAGGAATTCTCATACCCCATCCAAATCCGGCTTCAAACATAGTCCCGGTGTCCTTCCCATCGGTGATAGCGATTATAAAGTCGCTTTGCATGATTGCCTTGATATTCCCCATGAATACCTCTGCTGGGGTAATATCATTTTCTGGAGTATACAGACATTCATCCTTAGGAGAGTAATACTCTATCCCTAGTTTGTCCAACTCCTTCTTAACCCTTTCAACAATCTCCACTTGAGTCTTGTTAAAGAAAGGGCCTGCCACGTACGCCTTACTTTTGTATCCCATATTTCCTCCTTAAATTGGATAGAAGGTTATTGAGGAAAGATTTTTCCTCAGCTTCTTTATGTGACAAACCGTTTGCCACTCTTACGTCGACTGTTTCCCTAGCAATGATTCTATTAATAATGACCGGCTTTGTTTGTCCTTGACGATAGAGTCTATGGTTAAGTTGGGTGTACTGTTCGAATGACCACGGAATGCTATACCATATAAGTTTTCTACCGCCTGATTGAAGGTTAATCCCGTGCGCGATAGAAAGTGGATGCACAACAAGAAGAGGCAGTCGTTTTTCATTCCACTGTTTAATAAGACGGGACGAAGTTCGCTGATCAATTCCTCCGTAAACGACGGGGACAGTTGGAAACCGAGTTTTGATAAGATCATACTCAAATCGGAAGTTAATTCCAATGAGGATAGGTTCTGATTTGTCATCTTCTATGACCTCCTGTAAAGTATCAAGTTTCACATCATGTGTACGGGCTAAGCCTCCTTCTTCTGTATACATAGCCCCTGATACGAACTGCCGTAGTTTAGCAGATAGGACTGCAGCGTTGGCTGCTGTAATAGTTTGATCACTAATTCGAATAATAAATTCTTCTTCTAGCTGATCGTATTCAGATTTCAATTTTCTTGGAAGTTGACACAAAACGTCATTTATGAATAACTTCGGCATGTCGAGGTAATCCTCTGCCTTGAGACGCATTGTGATATCTTTCACTTTCTGGCTAATTTGAACAGATGCACCTTCACGTGCTTCCCACTTATAGCCCTGATAATCTGCTTGATAGAAGAAATAATTGCGGTATGAATACCAGCTATTGAACAGCCTATCCCCGCCATCAAGGAGGTAGTACTGGGCCCATAGGTCTAATAGTGAATTAGGTGCCGGGGTACCGGTTAATATGAGCCTATACTTAAATACCCTTATCATCATACGCAGCATTTTAAAACGGGCAGTTGTTCTACTCTTTACCGACGTAGACTCATCGAAGATAATACCGTCAACTGGTAGCTGCCTTTTAGGCACACGTCTCCATTTATTATAGAGCCATTTTAATCCTTCATAATTGATGAGGTATATATCCCGTTTGATTTTTAATTCTGCATCTTTGTTATCTCCGTGGAGAATCCCATAGGATAAGTGCCTAAGATGATTCCACTTTTCAATTTCTAGAGGCCAAACATTATATATTACCCTTAAAGGCGCCATAATCAAGAAGCCCTTGGACTGCTTCTGGCGTAATAGATTGCTAATCCCGGTAAGACTGATAACTGTTTTGCCTAACCCCATATCTAAAAATAGGGCAGAGCAAGGGTTGTCCAACCAATGCTGTACAGCCTTGACCTGGTATTTATGCGGGGATATTTTCATTTCTATTTTCTTTAATGATCCGGTCGATTTCTTCATTGACGGGTGTAATATACCCCGTCCTGAATTCTGTCCCCATTACGGTGGTTAATTCCTCAGCCATTTCTGCTTTAACCAATTTTGCGTATCGTCCCAGCAGGCGGTCTAAGACAGATTTCCTCTGCTTGTAATTCACCTCAATGAGCATATATTTTTCAATTTCCTGTTTGTCTAGCTCCTTGTAGATGTCGAACATTCGCAGCCAGTTCTTGATCTTGGGGGCCGCTTGCTGGATATCAGCCTTGGTGATTTTAACATGTGATAAAAATTCCGGAATAATCAAGTCCATCGTCTACCTCCAATTAGGGCATCTGGCATTTCTTTATGGGACCCAGCAGACTGTCTGCATGATCTACAGTATACTCGAGGACGCCCTTTGCCTGTCCAGTAAAGAAAGGCCTTATGAATACATTGACATCGGGGGCAGTATGCTTCTATTTCTTCCTCCATACCGTCGAACTTTGTTTCGTACTTGGGTTGCGCCATTATTTTTTATACCTGTTTGTGACGAAGCCCTCCGAATCAATGGGTAACCCGGGATAAATGTTATAATTAGTATCACACATAATCTCATCAAATTCTGCAAGACTGCCGTAATCAATAGGGTCATGGGATACGATTTCATCATGGACCGAGAATATTACATTATAACCTTTGTCTATTAGCCTCAATTTAGCTTCTGCCATAACGTCTCTGGCCATCCCCTGTGCAGCATTTTCTATCAGCCGGCCGGGAATTAATTTAAGGCGTCCCCATTTTCTAGTATAAGGTTGGTGGCCCATAAAGGTGATACCGGGTTTAGTTTCTCCCCACGGGGTTTCAACTGGTTCCACCCGGGCATCATAATAATTAATTTTTCTACCGGAGGGTAGGATCATATAAAAGTATTTGCCTTCTTTTCTAAATTTAAGATGTAAATACTCAGTTGCTTCCCCTGTCTTAACGGTTCTCATTGCTAATTCATAACTGCGGTACCATAGACGTACAATGGAATTAAATATTTCACGGTACAAATCAACGGAGCGTTTACATTCTGCATAGGTAATATCGAATCCATAACTGACACATGTCTCGTAGAATTTATCAACACCCATGCCGTACCCGAGCCCAAGGATACACGTCTTAGCATGAGTTCGCTGGTGTTTTGTAACATCATCGTAAGCCACCCCGTAATAGAGTTTAGTTGCAAACCATTTATACTGGTCAACGTGGTCCCGAAATAATCTAAGCGCCTCTTCATCCCCAGCTAGCCAGCAGACAACTCGATTTTCTATGGATGTAAAGTCCGAAACATAGAGTTTATAGCCGAGTTTAGCTCGTACAATAGGTCGAACCATTGCTGAACCAACGAACATAGGGTCATCGTAAAACAGTAGAAATAGACGTAAAGACTGATAACGAGCAATGCGGGAAACAAGATCAGGATCATCCACCTTAGCATTCGGTAGATTGTGGACCTGTAGTCCTGAACCGCCCCATCTACCAGTTGTTGCAATATGGTATCTAATGATGTCATGGACAAATCCTTCATCGTCAATCATATCCAATATCCGGTCATACTTTTTAGTCGATGTTCTGGACATTAACCGCCGGATATTAAGAACGTTGTGCACGGGTTTCGGTAAAGCAGGATCTTCTAAGGCTTTACTCACCGTTTCCGCTGTCATGTTGGGAAGTAATACCCCGTGTTTTTCTTCAAACCATGTCCTCATACGGGAGGTTTGCCCTGGGGTTGTTACCTCGTTATTTGTTATCTTTCCTAACTTTGCAACTTGTTCACGTTCATACTCTTTAAGGATACCATGAATATTGTTTACCGTATCTATATCTACCGGCACGCCTTTGTCGTTAATCTTGACTGTTTCTACCCACAGCCGGCGTTCATATCCGGGGAGATAACTAATAGGTAACACATCACATATTGCCCGTTCAGACCTAACGTCTTGTAAACAATAGGCATACATATCCTCGTAATCATCAACAGCATCATCGTAAAGCCATCTAATAGCCGGGTTATACTTCGTAGGTTTCCGGGGTTTTGATAGCTTATTGATTAACCTCTTACCTGATTTATCCTTTTGTATATCTAAATTTAAGGCAGCGCCGCACGCTTCCAATGTCATGGGCAATGCCAGGGATAGGGCCAAAGCTTGTGAATCGTGAAACTGTTCAATTGGTACCCTAGGCCACCCAAATTTAGGAGCGGCTACGTAATTCCATATATAATACTCAAACTGCGCGTTCCATGCATGCAATTCCCAACCATCTCTAACACAGTCAAATAATACGTCCAGCTTATGACTGTCTGCATCAAGATGATACATATTATTTCGCCAGATTAAAGGGTCTTCGTCATTGTAGCACCACGCTAAACATATGAGATCTGTACTAACGTCTTGTGAATATATCCAAGCACCTGCAGACTGGATATTTATAGCGGAGTATGTTTCATAATCAAGATGTATAACCTTCCCATTGCTTGGCGGCTTAGGAAAATCATATAGATCAACGGCTTTAATTCCTAGCCGTTTACATCTATCATTTAACATATGTAAGGCAACCTTCTGCTCATAGGTGTTACCCCTCATGGTCGCCATATTAAACAGCTTATCGAGTTTTGCCTTATCGGCTGTAGATATACGGGGCACTATATTGGTAACCTCCTGCAGCTCCTGGCATAACCAGGAGCTGCATTTTTAAGGGTTTAGGCAAACAGATCTTCAGCAGCCGACGTGCTGCCAGTGTTGGCGGCTTCAGCTGCTTCACCGGCTTGCTCAATAGGATCATCACCTTCGAAGTCCTTGAAGTCGGTATCTGCATTTGTCCTACCGTCCAACCTGTCCCCGTCCCTAACTTTCAGAACGTTGTTCAGGCCGAACGAAACGCCCCTGTTGCCTTTTTTATCATAAGCAAAGGCAGTCAGCGATGTTCTGATATACATCCCGGAATATACTTCATTGGCGGATGTCAGAGGAACGCTAACATTCCCTACCTTTTTGACAATTTCAGGCTGCTCAACAGATGACACATTGACGAAAGTAATTCCGTCGTAAAGGGGGTCATCCTTGTCGCTGCCGTCACGGAAGGGGCTGCGGAGGTTTTTGGGCCAATTTTCCTTATCGGGCCCCCACTTCTCAATGAGGGCGTTGGCGGCTGCCTTCTTCATAACAGAGAGGTCAGCATCCGATTCGAAAAGCAAAGAAACGGAGTATTTCATATCCCCGTTCAATGATTCGGCTGGTTCCAGTAGCCGAGCGTAAGATGCACGGGCCACGGGGGTTACGACTTTTTTAGCTGTTTTGGCAAATCCTTCTGTATCTTTCATAGGTTCTCCTTAATCAAGAATGTAATGTTTTGTCAGTCTGCCTTCTTTTTTGGCTTTTGACGGTTTTAATAGTTTTGGCTTATAACTCGTTTCGGCTGGGCCCATAGTTTCTCCAACACATATGGGGCATAGGGTTAAATGCTTCCCATACATGATCTTATGGGTTGGGCATAGTATATCACGGTACTTAGTCAAAGATACCTCCTATATCCTCAAAGTCAGTATCTGCAGTTTTGGTGGGCTTAATTGCCGGGCGTTTATCCGACTCGAAAGCCACCGTAGGTTTCCCCTTGGGTTTAATGATCAATGCTTCGACCATTTCCTTTTTCTTTTTAGGGACAATTTTCATTAGCTGGGTTGGCGACCGAAGTTTCTTCTCATATATTTCACTAACTTTGAAGCGTACTTTGGTCTTCAGGATTTTTTCGATATCCTGTTCAGGGTCCCAAGTTCTGTTTGATCGTCCCTCAACCAATTTCAATTTTTTCAGGAACTGTCCCTTTTCCAGTTTTTCTTTTGCTACCGTCTTGACTGAGGCTACCCAGTCCTGGATGAATTTGGAAAGTTCTAGAATCTTGTAGAATTGGTCGTCTTCAATCAACCCTGGGGGAGTTTGTCTTGCGGTTAGATTTTCTTCAGTTGTGTTTTCAAGATCGTCGATGTCAAAGTCATCGACAGCCACTTTGAATGCCAGCTCGGCCTGATACTTACATTGACCGGAAGCTTCGCACCAGCGGCATGCGGCTTCAGAGGCGCAGAAGGTTGGATTGTCTGACCGGCCGTTCCTAATTGCCGGCAGCACGGTATCTTCCACCCATGCCTTGAGATCGGCTGGATCGTGTTCCGCCACCTTGTAATATTCACCGGTGCGGTCACGCGGTTGGATAATAACGGTTACAATTTTTTCATAGGTTTCGAGCAATTTCCCTGCTGCCATAACTGCATACAATTTAGGCTGCGAAGAGTCAGCTGCAACAGATACTCCTTTTCCTCCTTTGAGGTCAGCCACCACGAGAACCCCGAACTGTTGATTAATGATCGCATCAGCGGTTCCGAAGATATTTTCGAACTCCTTACCATAGTAGCCGAGATTGACGCGTTCCTCGACTGTAAGGGTTGAATCTGGATAATCATCTTTGAGGTTCCAAACTGCATCCAAGTAGAATTGAACAGCATCAGCAAATTCCTGTGTAAACTCTATGTCATAGCCATCGACATTAAAAGTTTGTCCTACGAAAGTCCCGGGTGCTACATCCGGGTTTAACAAGCAATCCTCTGAAATATTATGCATCAATGTGCCTTCCGCTGCATAAATAGAACCGCTTCCCTTGCCGTACGTCTGAAGCCCAACAGATCCGGGGCAGGGTATCCATCTGCCGCTACTGCTGGGGCCAAATCTGGAATGTTTCTGAGGGGGCATAATTTATACCTCCTTTTCAACCACCGCCACGAACTTCGCGTAGTCCGCTTCCTTGATGTCGGACAACTTTTTGGCATCAAATTTGGCCAGTACGTCGATTGCAGTGCTTTCGCCTCTGGAATCGACAAGTTTTGCAAGGGCCTTACGGATGTCGGTGATGGTGTATTCTTTGGACGTATCCACGTCTACATCATCAAACAGCCCGGTAGGATCTGCCTCTTGCGTGTTTTCCGGTTCCACATCGGGGGCGGGTTCTGCATTTCCTGCCCCGCTATGAAAGCCGGTCCCGTTTGCCATCGCCTCTGTTAAACCAGATATAGCGATTGTTAATGCTTGTAACTGCTGCTCTAAACTCATACTTCCTCCTTTAGTTGGGGTTAATAAAAATTATCTATAGTTAGTATAACATAATGAATTTAAAAAGTAAATAAAAATGTAAATCCAAGTAAACTTTTTTCTGTGCAAAACGGAGTTGATTTTCTTGGGAATAAAATAAGAGTTTACTTTTTTATTCAATTATGTTAACCTATTATAATGGCTAACGGGTTCGGAAAGAGAAACACATCCTCTTCAAAGTTCGAAGAGGATGTGCATTCAAGAAGGAAAAAATGGCAGTATCTCTGGTATATTGCCCCCACAGCTTCAACCAGTGACATTATGTATGTACCATATATTGTACTTAACGTAAACGCTTAATACAAAGGAGGTAAAATGGTATGACAGACCCCCACAGGCAACATGCAGAGCAGTTTCTAAAGCTGCTCGACCCATCAACCGATAGCTTTACCTTTCAAACGTTTGACAATACGTCAGAAAAAAATCCTCGTTTGACGAGGATTATGAATGGTACGCTGGAAGAATTTTGGGATCAGCTTTGCATGCTGAACGACCAAGGCGCAGGAGTTTACGTCACCGTACAAGATACAGACCTCGGCGGCCGGAAGAAGGAGAATATCACGGCTATTCGGGGTCTTTTCTTTGAGAACGACGACGGGATTGATCCTGCTGTTGTGCCCATTAAACCCACAATGGTTGTCAAAACCAGTAAGGGGAGAGGGCATATGTACTATTTGCTTTCAAACAAAGTAACTCTATCAAAGGAAATCGAAAATCAATTTTCTGCAATGATGGAGTTTTTGATAAAACTTGGAAGTGATAAAGCAGTGAAAGATATAGCCAGGGTCCTTAGACTCCCTGGCTTTCTTAATTGGAAACGTGACATCCCTACCAGGGTGGAACTTGTACAGATGAAAGGTTACCGATATGTCTGGGAAACTTTAGTTGAAAAGCTTGAGGGTAATAAAATCACAGTTGATGATTTACCTGATTTCAAAGCTCCCAAGCAGCCTTTTCTCTGTGCTAAGATTTACTCGGCACTAAGGGCCCTCGATCCTAACTGTGATTACGACACATGGCTAAGGATCGGAATGGCTATACACCATGCTTCTTCTGGTAGTAATGAAGGTTATAAGATGTTTAAGACATGGAGTAAACTTGGTGCAAATTTTAATGAAAATGATTGGCCTCATAAATGGACATCCTTTAATCAGAGAACTGGTCGCCCTGTTACTGTTGGTACATTGTATAAGCTGGCCAAGGAAAGCGGTTGGGATGGTCAGTATCAAAGTGAGGATCCAATAGCATGGCACTGGATACGGCAGGAACGGTATCATGTTTTTAGCCACATGAACCGCACTCACGCTATGTGTAGATATGGCGGCGGTCTAAAAATGGTTCAGAAAACGTTAAATGAACAGGACGATTATTCATTACAATTTTCTGATGTAAAGGCTATGGAGCTTTGGTATGACAATAAGTTAATTCCTACTCTGGTCCCTTCAACTGCTGCAAACCGTGAATTCAACTTTAAAATGCTCAATGTATTCACCCAATGGCGCAAATGGGAACACCGGAAACAGTATATGGGAATGAGGTTTAAACCGCATAAGGACATAGTTATAGACCAAGGAGACCCTGAGGTACTGCCGGATTCGGAATACCTTAATACTTACCTTGGCCTATCCAATCCAGGTGCTGAAGGTGATTGGTCTACTATCCGCACACATATTAAAGAGGTCTGGTGCAAACATGACAAAGATCTATATGAATATGTTACCGACTGGCTGGCACATATGTTCCAGTACCCAGGTACACCCGGTAAGACATGCTTGGCAATTAAGAGCGACCGTCAGGGAGCAGGTAAGAATATTATTGCTGATATTCTGGTTAAAGCATTCGGCCCCCACGGAATTGCTTTATCAACTGACCGACATATCACAGGCAATTTTAACTCACTGATTGCTGAATCAATTTTTACGGTTCTTACCGAAGCAGTATGGAGTGGGCATAAAGATGCTCGGTCTTTTCTTAAATCACTTATTACAGATCCGACAGTTGTGAGTGAACGTAAGTATGCTGATGCGCGGCAGATAAATAACTTCACACATCTCATGTGCTTATCTAATGAAGAATGGCCGGTGCCAGTGGAAGCGGGTGATAGACGTTATTGCTTTCTAGATTGTGATAACAAATATGCTGGTGACCACGATTATTTTGAACATCTGGCCAATAAGATCAAGCTGGGCGAAGGGGATGCTTTCATCTGGTATTTACGGCATAAAGATATTAGAGGCTTTAATCCAGCCGTAATGCCAGCAGACAAATCATACACAAAATTTCAGGCAATGAGGCGGTCTTTTACTTCATTGGAAAACTATGTGTATATGTCACTGCAAGCCGGCTCCTTTGTAGATATTTCAGACGATTTTTCTGCGTTAACCGATCCTCCTACCAATGATACAAAACTAGAGCATCGTATAAGAGATATGTATGCTGCTTACAAAAAGGTTCATGATGAGCAGCAGTACAGCAGAGGCACTCTTCATACCGATATATGGTTTGGCCGAATGCTCAAGAAAATTCTTGGTCCTACCGCGTTTAGTAAGCATCAAGTCAATGCTACTGAAAGCGTACCTCAATATAACGTCTATAGGTTCGAATCCATTGAAAGTTTAAGAGAGCGATTTTCTGAACATGCTCGGACACCTATACCCTGGGAAACCTTAGGTTAAACACTAAAAAGGGCTCCTGCTGATCAGCAGGAGCCCTTCGTGCATGGGTAGGATGTATGCTGGCGGGTATTAATCCATCAGGCTGCTGGCTTTCGGATCAGCCTTTGCGATGTCCTTCCGAAGCGCCCTGCGGTACCATTTAACGCAGTCCATAACATCCTTTTCCGCGTCTTTCTCGCTGATGTTTGCACTGCGAACCTCCTTAATGATGGCCGCTTCATCCATGCCCTTGAAATCGTCTTCCAGCAAGCGTTTTTTGATGTACTTGCCCATCCGGGGTTTGCCCGGTTTTTTCTTCTCCGTAGCCGTCCCCTCCTTTACGATTTCAAATTTCAATTTTTCTGCAGCTTCCCATATAGCCAGACACGCCTTATCTTTCGCTCCCAGGCTGCCGGGCTTCATGACGGAGAGGCCAACGTTCGGGCGGAGTTTGCACAGTTCCTTTGCCGGAAACGATTCCAATTCCTTGGCCTCTTTGACTACAAGGTAGCTGAATTTGGATTTCTGGCCGGCACGGTCAGCATCCAGGGTTGATTCGAACTTGCCTTCGAGTTTCATGTCATCCGCGTTCAAAAGATAAATACTCATGATTTTCCCTCCTTAAGGGTTGTGCCCCTCCGAAGAGGGGCGGTTGTGGGTTTATGCCGCCAATCGGGCATAATAATCATCGGTAATGTTGGTCAACCGCGGGGTTATGTCAATGATCCGTTCCAGCGATTGTTTCCGGTTTAACCGGGTTACCCCGTGGTGAACGACGGCCAAAGTTCTGGAGCCATGTGCCAAGTTAATTTCCTCGTTCATAGCGGACAAGAAGGAGCCGAACATCTTAGGATTGACAACGCCTGCCTTCATCATGTCGAACGTCATCTTCTTAAAAGTGTCCACTCCTACGTGCTGATGGCGATACCCGACGAATTTTTCGTCCATCACCTCCTTATACTTGGGCAGAATGCCTACAGCTTCCTTCGCCAATTCATACACGCGTTCGAGATTAAGACTGCTGGTATGACGTTTAAAGGTCATGTAGTCACCTTGGAACATCATGTTGGAGCATACATAAACGTGAAGACCAGCGGTAAATCCCACTGCCATGTGCTTGTTAGTGGAATTCCTAAATCCCAGCATGAAGCGTGTGGCATTGTGGCCGGAAGTTTCCAACGTCATCTGCCCGAACATGTAAGTGCCGGGCCCGTTGATGTCCAGCCTTGAGGTAATTACGCTGATCCCTGCGTCCTCAATTGCCTTTTCGGTCTGATCAACCACATCAAAGTGGCTGATAGGCGACCAAGTGGGGGTCGGTTTGGGGGTATGTAAATGCTTCAAATCCCCCTTTGGAATGTCATACGTTTTAGCCATTTTTCCTCCTTTGCCGTTTTGGGTTATTTTTTATGGTTCTAGTTTATAGTATACTATTGAAAGCAAAACGTAAAGGCATTTTACTAATTGAAGTAAACTTTATCTGCGGAATAGAGCTATGGCGCAGAATACGATGATCATTAATAGCTCATCTGTGTTGTCCTTCAATAAGCGTATGACAATTTTCCATGCCGGTTCCACCAATAATAGTATTACAAACGCTCCTACCTGGATTTGCCACGACCCCGTATCGAGGCCGATCAAAATACGGGTACTCCATTCATTGTCAGTTCAACGTAGTCACCAAAATGCTCATTAAATACGCTGAGTACATGATTGTAATCACCTTGGGTCATTTCCTCGATAGTGGGTTTCACGGGCATGTCTAATTCTTCACCCAATTTTCTTGCATAACTCATCACCGCGAAAACGTTCCCATCCGGGCCTGATAGTTCGTATTGAATTTTGTGCCCCATTAGTTACCTCCTTTCATGTTAATGACTGTTCCCGATTTAGCCTCAACATCCCAAGAACAGTGCTCGGTTTCAATTTTCTGGTACAGGTGCATGTTAATTCCCTTATCATTGACGGTATTTATCAGAGCGATCAGAGCCGCCAAGATAAGGGAGAGCAGAACTGTATGTAACAACCTAAAGAATAAACTCATAATCTATCCTCATATGATCGCTGTTGATGATTTGCCAGGCTTCCTGATTGCCCTTGAATTTGGAGCTGGTCAATTCCTGTCGGATCTTTATTCTGATCATATCGAGGAATGATGTCATTGGATGTTCAAATTCAATTTTTAACGTAAGTGTGTCACCATCCAATTCGTGACGATATTGCTGGGTGAACCACCATTCCTCTAGCCCATAGTTGTGAAGCACGTTCTCAGCTGCTTCGTTGATTTCCTTAATTTGATTGAGCATATTACCTCCTAAAGTCCTTGTGAAGAGTAATCCGTCTGAGGAACGTACATCTGACGGTTTTCCCAGTTCTCGGACAATGCCCATATTGAGTGCACCAACATTCCTTTTCGTGAGGTGCTCTCATCTTGACTTTTCGACGTTCATGCGGATACTTGTGAACGCAACTGAATGCTAAACATCCGTTTGCGTATCTGCATATAACTTGGTCAACTCGGTTCGGCATAGGGCACTCCTTCCATCATCGCCTCGGTAACGACATCAGTCTGTTTAAATTTGACAACCAAGTTCCCGTTGAAAGCATTCATGCCCATGCCATACAATTGAAAATCAAATTCAATTTTTATGTCATCTGCTAATGCTCTCACAAACTCGATCATCATGTCCCGATTTTCCGCATTCACCATGTCGTGATAGATGAGAAGAAACCCTCCATCTCTGTCCATCTTCACGTCATCCGCGTCTGAGAACTGTTTCTTCAGTTCACGCAGAACGGGATTGTCAGTCTTTGTCATTCTGACCTCCTTTCGATTGATCGATTAATAATCAAGGTCGCCCACTCTATATCCAATATAGAGCGCCGCGACTGCCAAAGCAATTCCAAGACCGGAATGAGCCCCGATCCACAGAATTACTAATGTGATTATGAGTGTGATTAATGATTTCATTATACATATATCCTCATATAAATTAATCCGATCACAATTATCATACCACAGAATAATATCATTTTAAACCTCTGACATTTTGACGATTATATTGTCAGTGTTCCAGTCAATGACAACACTTTCAATTTTCCCTGGGATATCGTGGGTATTCAGAGTCGTCATCACGTAATCCAGTAATGGTTCACGTATACAGTCAATTCTATAGTCATCAATGATCACGTCTTTCCTTATGACAATTTTAGGCATTGAATCCTCCTTTCTGTTCCTTTATCCACTCATACCCTTCTGCAATTAACTCATAAAGGTGATATCCTGCGCTCATTCCGCATTCATCGCCGTCTGTATAAAGGCGGAGTCCATATTCCCCATCGTCATCAATTTCTAAGATTTTGAAGGAATACGATTCTTCACCGGAACTGTCCTCACTTTCAAATACGATATCACGTTCGATGTCCATCATTTCAAAGCTCCTTTCGATTTTCAAAATCAATTTTTTTCATAATTCCAGGTGTTTCGGATTTGGTCACAGTACGGTGAATTCCGTTTAATCTGTGAACCGAGTTTATCAAATGAATGTCATTTATCAAATGAATATCATTTATTCAGTGAATGGTATTCATTTGATAAATATCATTCATTAAAAGAATGGGAATTAGGAATTGGACTTCCGTCCAATTCCTAATTCCTAATTATATTTTATCCTCCTATTTTTATCCCCTTCCGGAAAAAATCTTTCCTATACCAATTCACACATTCCATCACGTCTTTATTGATATATTTGGATTTCTTATCCATATTATTCCTCACATCCTTGATAATTTCCTCATCCTTCATTCCTTTGAAATTATCTTTCATCAACCGGACCTTCACATAACTTCCCATCATCATAAATTTTTTCATTTTAAATCTCCTTTCGGCGGTTTCAAAATAAATAATCATTATTTATTTTGTTTTATAAATCATTATACCAAATTTATTTATAAAAGTAAAGGTTTTTTTTAAATATTTTAAGTATAAAAAGTTATATTTATTATAAATTTAGGTTATATATATTAAGACATTTATCTAACATATTTATTTTGTTATTAATATTTATTATATATATTATTTTTATTCTTTAAATATATAATAATAAAAAAATATTTTATATATAGTTTTTGCCGTTAAAATAATATATTTAATAAATACTATGAATGTCATTTATACAATGAATGTCATTTATATTATAAAACTTATATATTTATTAATTCGCCTTCACATCCTAACTGGTGTTTAATTCATAATTACACGGTAAAAAATGAATCTCATTTATTACGTGATTCCGATTCAACGAATGAAGGACATTCATTGATTGAATGAAATGTATAAGTTGAATGTAAATTATAGAATGAATGACAGTCATTGGTTGAATCGGAATCACGTTATGACGGATAAACAATTTTAATTTCAATTACACTTCAGCTAACCGATTGAATTTGTGCTTGCGCATTGAACCTTATATGACTTTTTCCGCTTTGACCGATTCTACTTTACATCTTACTTATTTCATAACCGCACAACCTCCCAACCCCCACTACTTTACGTCAAACTTATATAATACCTAACCACCGCTTTCAAAAACTTATTTACTTATTTATTAAAAAAGGCCTTTACGCGGCTTAATCATTATGATATGCCTGTTTAAGATAAAACCTTTCCCTTTTTAAGGAGATATCATGCCACGAAATATGGAATATCGCAGAAGACGTCGCCGACCCAGCCGAGTCAGTAAGCGCAGCCCCGCTGGAGGCATAGCGGGCAGGATGATTAGAAGGCGGGCACAGCGAGAAGCCCAGATGAAGAGAAAGCGGTCAGCGAGGAAGCCGGTTCCGAGAGTAGGCGCTCGAATGAAAGAATATAGAGCGGCAGTCGCGGCAAGAGCGCGGGCAGCTGCACTGAGGAAGAGAGTACGACAGAATGCGGCAGCACAAAATAGGACGCGCGCTCGGGGCAGAGGACAGACGCACACACCGCGCAGTAACCCTAGAAGCCCTGCAGGCAGGGACTACCGAGGACCTAATAACATACGGTATAACCTAAGGTAAATTTCTCATGAAAAAACGCGTCGGCCGGCCAAGGACATTTACCTCTCCGTATATACTCGGAGAGATGATCAACGCGTACTTTGATGAGTGCGACGAAGCAGATCCGCCCGAACCCTATACTATTACGGGCTTATGTCTCGCAATCGGGTTCACGCGGAATCAAATTATCTCATATGCGAAGAAGGACGAGTTTCTACCTATTATAAGGCAAGCTCGTTTGATTATTCAGCACGCTCTGGAGCTTAGGCTGCTGGGACCGGGAAGAGTCTCGGGGCCTATTTTTGCTTTGAAGCAGCATGGCTGGAGCGACAAGCAAGAATTGGATATTACCGGCAAAGGCAAAGACGGTGCCGATGAGTGGAAAATTGAAGTTGTTGACGTAAAACCTGAGACAGACAATGCCGACATTCCAAATTCCGAAAAAGTTACGCCCTTTCCTGGATCTAAAAAGGCGGTTTAAAGTCGCATATGGGGGCAGGGGCGGCGCAAAATCAGTGGCTTTTGCCTCTACTATGGCAATGAAGGCTCAGACTGAAGGGGCCCTGGTGGGCTGCTTCAGGGAATTTCAGAATTCTATTGAGGACTCAGTATATTCCTTAATAAAGGCGATGGTCAATAAATACGAAATTCCGGGCTACCACTTAGGCAAGGCCAATATTGATCATATAAGTGGCGGCGGGTTCCGCTTCCGGGGCTTAGCCCGGTCGATAGACGCAGTCAAGAGTATGCACGGCTTCAAATACTTCTGGCTGGAAGAAGGGCAATTCATTTCTGAGCAATCTTTAAAGACCTTAACTCCTTCGTTGCGTGAATCTGAGTCCGAGATGTGGATTTCAGCTAACGCAATGTCTTCGGCAGATCCTTTTAGCCAACGCTTTATTGTGCCATTTCAGAAAGAGCTGGATACCAAGGGATATTACATAGACGATTTGCATCTTATCGTAAAAATCAACTATCGAGACAATCCCTGGTTCCCGCCTGAACTTGAAGCGGAGAGGCTACATGATTATCAGATGCTCCCCAGGGCCCTATACGATCATATATGGGAAGGCGCGTTCAATGATTCAGTTGAGAACTCAATTATTAAGACAGAGTGGTTCGATGCTGCAGTTGATGCTCACAAAAAACTTGGCATTAAACCTAAAGGAGCTGTCGTCGTTTCCCATGATCCCTCAGACCTCGGAACTGATGACAAGGCCGTGGTTCGAAGACACGGTTCCGTTATCTTGGATGCCCGACTACGGCAATTTGGTGATGTAAACGACGGTTGTGACTGGGCAACGGACTATGCAGTTGATAAAAGGGCGGATCTCTTCACTTGGGACGCTGACGGCATGGGTCTATCTCTTAAACGACAAGTCAAAGACAATTTAAAAGGGAAGAAGATAGCTGCTCAACCGTTTCGGGGTTCTGAATCACCGGAGAATCCGCTCTCACCCTACCAGAAGATCAGTGGCGTACCCCAGACAGAGGACAGTCCTGACAAAGTTAGGACAAATAAGGACGTATTTCGTAACAGAAGAGCACAATTCTACTGGAAACTTCGTGACAGACTCCATAATACGTTCCTTGCAGTTGAGAAAAAGCAGTATATTGATCCTGAAGACCTAATTTCAATTTCGAGCGACATTGCTGACCTCCCATTGCTTCGCTCGGAAGTGTGCCGGGTCCCCAGGAAGTATCTGGGGTCCGGCCAAATCCAAATTATGTCCAAAATTGAGATGAAAAAGCTTAAAATACAATCACCGAACCTTGCAGACGCTCTTATGATGAGCCTGATTACTCCTAAAGCTGTGCATGAAGGTGATCCGATGGCATTTGATTCATTTTTTGATTAAGGAGCCCATATGGCAACCGAAGAAAACAAATTCATGCAAATGATGAAGCAGTTGAAGGAAGCACAGTGGTCAGATCATGATAATCGTGAGATGGTCCGTGAAGCCGACCTGTTTCTCAACAAACGTGATGGTCAATGGGAACCGCAGATCATTTCCAAGTTCCGAGGAAAACCCAGGTATACATTTGATGAATGTAATCCGATCGTTGACGATGTAATGGGCGAAATGGAGTCCATGGAATTCAGTATTCGGGTAAATCCCAACGGCGGGATGGCATCGAATGAGACCGCACAGCAGTTTGAAGGGATAATCCGGACTATAGAAAACCTTTCTAGCGCGCATACCGTATATAATAGGTCGGGCCGAATCATGGTTGGGACTGGCTTAGACGGGTGGAGGGTCGTACAGGAATACCGGGATGATGACAGCTTCCAACAGGACCTTTTGATTAAAAAGATACCCAATTTTCAAGATTCTGTGTGGTTTGACCCGGGTGCTGTTGACCCGACAATGAAAGACGCTGACTTCGGTTGGGTAACAACGTCCATGACGTATGATGCGTATAAGAAGATGTTTCCTAAGGGTACAGGGATGTCAGTGGGGTCGGAGATCAGGCAGCAGGTATATTCCTTCAAGAAACCCCACGAGGTTGTTATTGGAGAATACCTTTTTAAGAAAACCAGGCAGCGTACTCTTATCCAGATGACCGATGGCTCCGTTTTTGAAGAAGATGACAACTTTGAAATGGTAAAGGATGAGTTATTTGCACAGGGTATTGAAGTACACAGGACTCGCAGCAGAGATTATGATACTGTGTACCAGAAGCTCTTTGACGGGTCTGATTGGCTGTCGGATGCCAAAGAAACTGTGTTTTGCTATTTACCTATAGTACCGGTATACGGTAATTTTCGAATATCAGAGAATAAAGTGATTTACTGGGGTATTGTTGAAAAGTTGATGGATGCGCAGCGCGTCATCAATTATGCGGAGTCTAGGAAAATTGAAGAGGGTGCCCTTTCTCCTCGGGGCAAGTACTGGATGACGAAAGACCAAGCTGTCTCACCGGATGTTCGTAATACGTTGCGGACGCTCAATACGAACGCAGATCCGGTACAGTTTTATGACCATGCTGAAGGCCAGCCCCTTCCTGGCTTTCAGGGTTCGCCCCAGTCGAACCCCGGCCTCGTTGAAACGTCCGCATCCGCGCAGGGGTTTATCCAGCGAACCTCTGGGACGTTCGACGAGGCTCGTGGTGCTGCACCTGCCCATCGTTCTGGTGAGGCGGTGCAGCTACTTCAAAACAAATCAGATAATCCGAAACGGAAATGGTTTTCGGCTATGGAAGTTGCTATTGGTCATACCTGTGAAATTCTGGTTAAGGCAATCCCTAAAGTCTATGATACAACCCAGGAAATGGTGCTTACCGGCCAGGATGGAACTACGGATACTATAACCATTCATAAAAAGGTAAAGGATGAGCAAACAGGGAAGATTGTAGAGCTGAATGATCTGTCAAAAGGTTTATATAGTATTGTATGTAAGGCGGGTCCGGCATTCCATAGCAGGCAGCAAGAAACGGTTACTGCAATAAACGAGATTGCTAAGATAGATCCGTCTATAATGGCTATAGGTTCCGATGTTCTCCTGAGCAACATAGCGGCTCCAGGAATAGCAAAAATAGCCGAACGTAAACGTATGATGATGCTATCGCAAGGGTTAATACCTCCCACGCAGCAGACTGAAGAGGAAAAACAACTTGTCGCCCAACTGAATGAGGGCAGCGGCGAGCCCAGCCCCATCGAGCAAGCCAACTTGATGGTGGCTGAGGCTCAAGCAATGGACGTTCAGAGTAAGACTCAGGAGCGGCAACGTAAACTGGATATAGAGGAACAGAAACTTAAACTCAAAGAACTTGAAATGGTGATCAAGCAACAGAGTGTTGACCAGAAGCTTCAGTTAGATCAACAGAAGGCGGTTGTGGAAGCAGTTACCGCCGTAACCCAACAAATGAAAAATCAGGCTGACACCTTGAAAGCTCTGAGTGAAGCAATGAACGCAGAGGAACCCCAGCCAGTTATTGAAGGCCAGGCAAGAGAATTAGCACGCGAGGTGGGCAATGCCTAAGCCATTTGATCCTGAAGGTAGTGGGTATGATTATGAGACAGCTAAAGCAGCGGGAATAGAGCCTGATGAAACAGGCCACTGGCCCAGCCGTGATCCTAAAACTGGACAAATTTTAAAGGGACGTAAACACAAAACGTTTAAACTTACAGAGCAAGGCGAATTAGAAGCAGGTTTTGAAATATATAAAGGTAAAGATGGAAAATATTATTCAAGACCAATTAAAGAATTACAGGGCGTTGAATTTGAATAGCCCATAACCCCACGGGTGTGAGACCCGGCTACGGCGACGTGAGCCATCAATCACGGCACGAAAGGAGGTCAATGATGGAAGAGACAGAAGAGACTACTGAGACTCCGACTCAGGCAGCGGAAGAAACCTCGCAAGAGACAGAAGAATCTCCACATCTTCAGGGCGTAGAGATGGAGGCGGGTGAAGAGGCACCCATAGAAGAGCAAGAGGCCGCCCCTCAGGAACAGCAGGAAACAACTGAGGAAACTGAGACTAAACCCATCAATCAAGAGGCCGTCGACAAGAAGATCAATAAGTTGACGTTCGAGAAACATGAGGCGAAACGTGCGGCAGAAGCGGCAGAGAAACGGGCAGCGGAGGCAGAAGCCAAGCTCAAGGAAGCACAGGGCGCGGCTGATGACATTGTTGTCCCAGAAATGCCGGACACTTTTGATTCTGAGTACCAGGCCAAAGTTAAAGCCCGTGATGAAGCAATTCAGAAACTGGCTCAAGCTAACGCGCAGAAAGAGATTCTTCAGAAGCAGCAAGCTGACGAATTACAAGCTGCAGCGGAGGCTAAGACTCAGGCAATCAATAATGCAGTCACCAAGATGTATGCAGACGCCAAAGACCTGGGGGTTACGGACGAGGAACTTAAAGAGGCAGATAAGACGGTTGCGAACTATATTAACGACCCGGACCTTGCTACATTCATGCTTAATCTGGATGAATCCGCCCTGGTTGTCAAATATCTCGCTTCCTCTGCCCAGGAACTTGAAAAACTCCAGGGTATGTCATCGATCGAGGCATCAGCGTATATCGCTACTACGGTCGTACCTGCAGCTGCACAGCTGAAACCGAATGTAACAACAACTCCTGATCCGATTACCATACCGAAAGGTAAGGCCGGCGGTGAGAAGAAAGATCCTTTTCTTGATGGGGTAGAGTTCGAGTAACGAAAAGGGGTAAACTCAAATGGCTAACAATTTAGCTTCCAATATTACTCGCAAATTGATGCGAGCCTTTATTCCCGCCTTTGAGAAACAGCGGGTATTGTCAAAGACCGTCAACACGCAGATGTTCCAGGGCAAGTTCAATCCGTCCTCGGGCGACTATGTTGACATTAAACGTCCGCACCAGTATCGTGCGGTAGAAACCTCTGGTGGTGATATCTCCCTGTCAACATGGAATGATATTATCAGCGGTAAAGCCACTGCGCAGGTCCAGAATTACATTACTGTGCCGATTGACTGGACCAACAAGGAAGAAGCTCTTTCCTTGGATCAGCTCGAGGAAATCCTCAAGCCTGCGGCCGAAACTGCAATCATCCAGCTGGAAACCAACTTCTGTGATTTCATGTATCAGAGGGCGGCCCTGCAGGTTGGTACTGTCGGCACCGTTGTCGATGCTTGGTCTGATGTTGCATCCGCCATGTCTATGATGAAGTCTATCGGCGTTCCTGAAGGTATGCATCACTATGTGATGAATCCTTTCACCATTCAGAACCTTGCCAGCGCGCAGTCGGGCTTGTATGCCGGCGAATCCTTGGTAAAGACTGCATGGGAAAATGCACAGATTGCGTCCCCGTTTGCTGGCTTGCGCGCTTTGTCCAGCAACAGCCTGAGCTCCTATACGTCTGGCGCATGTGCAGACCGCGCGGGCGCCATTACGGCTACTGCCATTGACCAGACCTATGTCACTCACAAAGACACCATGATTCAGACCATTGAAGTTGATGGTATTACTGCTGCTGGTGTTGTTAAAGCTGGTGAGATGATTGAGGTTGAAGGCCGGTATTATGTGCATCCTCGCACAGGTAAAGTTATTTTGAATGCTTCTGGCGCTGCAATTACCTGGAAAGGTACTGTAACCGAAGACGCAACTGCTGATGGTTCAGGTGTTATTGAATTATCAGTATCTGGCCCTGCCATTTATGAGGCCAATGGCCAGTATAACAATGTCGATTCGGCTTTCGCCGAAAATGATGTTGTTAATATTCTAGGCGCGACTGCTACATTGTATCAGCCGAACCTGTTCTATCACAAAGATGCTTTCGCAATCGCCTTTGTGAAGCTGCCCAAACTTTACAGCACGGATACTGTTGCTACTACTTCTGATGGTATTTCCATTAGGGTATCGAAGTATAGCGATGGTGATGCAAACAGCCAGAAAATCAGGTTTGATATACTGCCCGCTTTTGCATGCCTCAATCCGTTCTTTGCCGGTAAAGGCTGGGGCTAAACCGTAAACTCTAGTGAGCCGTAAAAACGCTCATGCGAGTAGCCGGGAGCGGGAAGACAGCGGGGTTGTCTACGCAGCCCGCTCCCGGCAATTAGAAAGGAATACAGCATGCCGTCACAATGGGTTTACTTTCCACCTGGACCAGACAGCCCGTTCCCCTACCGCAAAGCACGCGTAGACGTACGGGAACTCGATTTTTTCTATGATCTCGGCGCGGTCGATGACCAGCTTGCATTCACGAATCAAGCAGAGGAACCAGCTCCGCCTCCGGAACCTCCCAAGGAA